TTGATGAAAAATGTACCAGACAGAAGGATGATTAATTAAAATGATAGTACCAGAACATAAACATATAATAGTAAGAGCAGACGATTGATGGTAGTGATATGTCCGAAATGCGGAACCGCAATTAACAGAAAAGAATGGGATGAAGTGAAGAATAAATGGAAAGAGGTTAAAGAGGTTGAAGAGGAAGGTGTTAGACGAGGAAGAGAAACAGCAGAATATCTTAAAAGTTTAGGATATATGGGAGGAAAAAAAGATAATGAAAACATTTAAAACACATTTAAAAGAAACAACTCTTTCGAGGGTGTTTCGTCATTTTCAAAATAAGAAAATTCCAGTAGGAATTATTACTGCTTTTCGTAGGTTGAAAAGTTATAAAGAAAATGTTAACCGCAATAAAGTATTAGCTAATAAAATAACTTCAGCCAAGTATGGTTATTTTTATGTTGAAGGACATTGGCAGGATAAATCCGATGGTAATAAAGCAGCTGCTAAAGAAGATTCTATTTTAATTGTTGGAAGAGAGAATGATAATGGAAAATTAAAGGGACTTCTGAAAAAATGGATCAGAGAGTATAATCAGGATGCTGCTTTGTTTAAGGATGAAGGCACTACAAGCATTACTCTCTTGGAACAATCTGGAAATCTTATCAATATTTCAAATAATTTTTCATTAAAGAAAATTGAGATTGGTTATACCAGATTGCGTGGTAGAGGTGGAAGGTCTTTTAGTTTTGATGAAGAAAGGGAAGGACTTGGTTGGTTAGGCCAGATGAAAGAAAAAATAGAAAAAAAGAATGCCGACATATAGATTTAGAAGAAAAAATGGGAAAGAGTTTGATATAGTAATGATGATGTCCGAATTGGATGAATATAGAGAGAAACATCCTAATCTTGAATTATGTATACCATCAACATTGAACATTATATCAGGTACAGGCACTTTAGATGGTAAAACAAGTAGTGGATGGAAAGATGTTTTAGGTAAGGTTGCTGAAGCTCATCCTAGGAGTGAACTTGCAAAACAGTATGGTAGAAAATCAAATAAAGAAGTTAAAATACAAAGCACAATAGAGAAACACCGAAAAATACGACAACAAAGAACACAAGGAAGATAAATAGTTATATGGAAGTAGCGAGCATACCAAAACACGCTACCTGTAAGGTAGTTAATAGTACTAAAGTTGAGTGGTCAATCCGCACAAACTTCCATACGAAGCGGTGCACCGTTGACGAACAAGGAAAATAAATGGCAGACTTTGATTTTTTAGATGGGTTTGATGAACTGGGTGGTGACTTTGGTTTCACATCTGTTGCAAGCAAACCATCAGATAAAGTCGCAGATTCAAAACAAACCGAGGCTGTTGCAAAACAAGCAGCTGAAGGAGTCGGCAAAGTTGTTTCTAGTGATATTGTTAATAGATTGGAAGGTAAACTGGATAAATTACTTCGAGCAACAAATGAAACAAAAGAAACTGTTGTTGCTAAAAATGAAACAGAATTAGAGATTGCTAAAAAACAAATGGATGATGAATATGATTTACGAAAAGATAATTTAGGTAAAGAATATAAAACGAAATTTCAACAAATAGAAAAACTAGTCTTACCATTAATGATTAAATTAGCAAAAGCACCAGAAGCATACATACATTGGCCAAATAGGGCACAAGTCATAGAGGAGCAGGTAAGAAAAATTGTAGCGATAACAAGAGGATAAATTATGAAACTATCGGAAAACTTTAGTTTGAACGAATTAACAAAAAGTCAAACTGCAACAAGAAAAGGTATTGATAACAAACCTACTAGTGAACAAGTAGAAAATCTAAAAGCATTATCAATAAACATTTTACAGAAAATTAGGAACCATTATGAAAGACCTGTAAGGGTAACGAGTGGTTATAGAGGTCCAGAATTGTGTGTAGCAATTGGTTCGAGTGAGAAATCACAACACGCCAAGGGTGAAGCAGCAGACTTTGAAATTACAGGTGTTGATAACTTTGATTTAGCAATATGGATATCAAAGTATTTGGAATTTGACCAACTCATTAGTGAATTTTATGTTGAAGGCGATGAAGATAGTGGATGGGTCCATTGTTCGTATAAAGCAGATGGTAAAAACCGGAAACAATGCTTAACAGCATATAAAGAGAATGGTAAAACAAGGTACGGAAAAGGCTTGACTATTATTAAATAACCTGTTATAATGGTATATTATGAATAAATTAAATGCATTTATGCAGGAGAAATATGGTATGAAATCATTTACTCATACTCCTGAATCAAAACAACTTCCAATCATAACTACAGAAACAATTAATGGAAAGCGATTTTATGTCGTTGATGGTGAAAAATATCCATCCATTACAACAGTTTTATCAGCACGAAACCAAGAAGGTTTAGTTAGATGGCGTAAGTCCGTTGGTAATGATGTTGCAAATAACATTATGCGAACAGCAGCAAAACGAGGAACTGCTGTCCATAACTTGGTTGAGAATTATTTAAACAATGAAGAGCTTTCCAAGCAGGATGTTTTACCATTAGCGTTATTTACTTTACTAAAACCATCCTTGGATAACATAAATAGTATACGAATACAAGAAGGAAGTTTATACAGTAATAAGTGGAAAATAGCAGGTCGTGTGGATTGTATTGCTGAATATGATGGTGTTCTTTCCGTAATAGATTTTAAAACTTCTCGGCAAGAGAAGAAGGAAGAATGGGTGGAGAATTATTTTATCCAAGGAACTGCTTACTGTGAAATGTACGAAGAAAGGTTTGGCACACCTATAAATCAAATTGTTATTTTAATAGTAACAGAAGATGGTGCCGTACAAATTTTTAAAAAAGACAAATCAAGTTATCTACCTTTACTACAACCAGCAATAGATGAATTTTACCAAGTATTCAATAATAGATGAAATAAAAAAGGAGAAACACAATGAAATTTATTAAAATTTTAGGTGTTGTTATTTTTGTTTATTGTTGCTTAGGAATATTCAACATAGCGAAAGCAGAAACACCAGATGGCGATCCGCCAATATATGAACAACCAGGTTTGATAAAGAAACCTGTGTACTGTGGTCCAACAGAATTTATGTTAAGAACAGTAACAGAAAACTTTAACAATGAACCATTAGTTGTGGGTAAAGTAATTATTCCACAAACAGGTGAATTGGTTGCAATGCTTACTGTATTTGTACATAAAGATAAAAAGTTTGATATGTCTGTGTTGATGACAATGTTAGACAAAGATGAAACTTGTGTGTTAGGTTATGGCGTAGAACTTATGTTTTATGACGAAGTTAAAGAAAATAAAGTAAAACCTGAAGTGAATCCTGGTACCTACAATGGAGTTTGGCAGACAGTGAATTTCAATTTTTAGAATCGAAACTCCATTTAGAAACTCCATTTAGGAGTTTTTAGGATTTTGAGGACCTTTAAGTTAGGGTCGACAGATTATGAAATATAAAAAACAAAGACAACTAGATAAAAACGGATATGCAAAGATTTATATTCTTGAAGATAAAGAAGGCAATCAGGTTCAAGCCGATTGCCTTGCTTTATTCCATCTGAATAATATTGAAGGCATATCTTACAATAGTTGGCATAAAAGTTTAATAAGTCGAGGAGTTTGGTCTCACGGTTTTAAATTAAATAAAATCGTAGGCTTTTTAAATTCTCGTTGAAGATAATGGGAGTAGATAGGGAAGACTCGGGTGCAATTCCCGACCACTCCACCATTTAAAGTACTATAATAGTCTTTTGAGGGGTGGAATTAGGATCGATTCATATCAGAAACCGTATTGGAGAGAATAGGGGTGGTTCCCTTGAATGACCAAAAACATAAACGCAAACTTTACGGAGTATGCATTAGCGGCATAGAGTCGCTGGGGGTTGCCAGTCCCTTGCAACAGAAACTGGCATTTTAAACTTACTACAAGGAGAGTTATTATGATGGAAGTATTAGATGTTTTATTACCAATGGGTATATTAGTAGCGTGTGCTTATTTAATAGGTTATCTGTCTGGTTCTGAACAAACTAGAGAGATTTATGATCCTGTGATGCGAAAGAAAGATTTAGAAAGATTTCCCAAATAGGGAGTAAGAGTAGTCTTGCTGGAATTGGTAGACAGGTTAGATTCAAAATCTAATGTTCGCAAGAATGTATCGGTTCAAGTCCGATAGACTATACCAGGGAAGTTAAGTGTAGGAAGGGCGGACCTATATCTCCGCCCGCTTCCCAAAACAAAGGAGAGTTATTATGATTGAATATTTTTTTGTATTATTAGCAATAGGGGCAATCGGATATTGTGCTTATTGGTTGGGACATTTTGCAGGTTATACTAAATGTGAAAATGTTTATGAGGATTATCTTGACAAAAGAGTCAAAACCGTGTATAATAGTAGTAATGATAATAACACCAAGTAAGTTTGCATTATTGATAGAAGATTATGTGAAAGATAAAAAAATGAGTTATATGGAAGCGGTTGTATTATATTGTGAAGAAAATAAAATAGATCCAAGTAGTGTTAAACCCCTTATCAATAAACATTTAAAAGAAAAGATTGCTTACGAGGCACAATCATTAAATATGTTGAAAGACAAAACAGCAAAGTTACCAATTTAAGAAAGGAAAAGATTATGGATCCAGTAACAGTAGTATACATTATTTTTGGCACCCTATGGATAATGGGTGTTATTGAAGGTTAGAAGTGAATGGTTTTGAAGTATATAAAATCTATTTGGCAGTTAAACTCCACTTCACTAGTAAAGGAAAGACTTATGACTTTCATAAATACGGTGGGAGAACAACTGCAAGATTGGAAACATTTACTAAAAGAAGGGATAGGTATTTCTTTCATAAGCTTTCTAAATCTTATAACCATAACAGCCTTGTTGACTATTTCGTTAGCAATTTTGTTACTAGTACTAATATATGGATTGGTGACATCATTGGTCGAACTGGTGATGATACTTACAAGGGGTGGCAAAAGAAAATAGAATCTTTAGCATATTATTATGCAGAAGATATAGATTATATTATAGAACAAATGACAACAAAGAAATTACATTTTGATGATATATTTACTTCGGTAAAGGGACAACACCCACCAATACTCAAATATTTTCTATCAAAGAAAATCAATCTGGAAACATTTATGATATTGGATGACATTCTACACTTTTCAAAACATTTAAACGAAAAGATACAAGAAAAAGTCTTGTGGCCGAAACTCTATGATAGAATAATTCGGTACAAACCATTTTTAACTTACAATACTACTAAATTAAAGATGGTATTAAAGAAGAAACTAAAGGAGATGTAGTATGAGTGATGAAGCAGGAAGATTTACAGCAGAACATACTGTAATGGATAAAAATTTAGAGATAAGAGAACAAACACATCTATTAGAAGTGAGAGATAAACGGATAGATGATTTATTAAAAGAAAATCAACAATTAGAATCGGATAATAAGGAATTAAGAGTCCAATTGGACAACTGTCAGCGATGTAAAGATTCTGATGGAGATGTTGATTATGCTGGTGAGGATGATATAGAGTTTCAATTTAAGCATCCTGATTTGTTTAAAATGTGAGAACAAAATGAGAACACCACTATTTTGTTGCAAAAATACAACAAAATTAATTTATAAGTCATTGATATATAAGGGTTTTAATTTCAATATATGCTCATTTTTTGCTTGACTTTAGCTGATTTTTAGTGTATTGTATAAGAATAATAACAAAAAGGTTTATATTATGAAAATTGAAAAAGCACAAATCATCAAATCCTTGATGAATGTACAAAAAAATCCACATACTAATAATATCATTAATTCTCAAATTGATGTAGTTATTAATCAATTAATCCAAACTGATTCAATTGAATGTGTATTTTCAAAACAATCTTACCTACGAAGTAATTTAGAGAATAAAGTTGTATTGTCACCTGAAACTGACTTTGGATTTTATCACTTTATAAAAGAAACACCAACAGATGAATTTGGTGAACCTATGGATAATGACCAAATACCTGCTTCAGAAGGAGTATCAATATAATGAGTATAATTATAATGAACAATAACACCATTATGAAAAATGGTGTTGTTTTTAAAGTACCAGGTCAAGAACCAGGACCTGCGAAAGTTTTACCTAACGGAAAAACTGTAATGGTTGATACAAGTAACCATATTGATAAAAATGGTAATGTTTGTGGTTGGGGTTGTCCAGGTGCAGATATAGAAGACGGTCCTCTTTCAGTAGAGGAAGTAATTGATAACATTAAAGAGGAGAGTTTATAATGAAAGTCAAAAATTGGGCGTGGGATTGCGCTGAAAAAGAATTTGGTAGTATTACTGGATTTGTTGCAAGTGGTGACCTTGATAAGGAAACTGCTGTAGAAACTTTAAAAAACGCTAATGAAAATTGGGGTTTACTTGGTTTTAATTGCTTCGAGGAAATCGAAGAATATGTTGATAACATAGTTGTAAAGGGGGTTTGCAATGGGTAAATATGCTTGGGAAGAAATTTTAGAGCGATATGTAAATGAACGCTCAAACGAAGTTTCCCTTTATAAAAATATACCAATAA